CCGGGACAGGCGGCGGGGCTGTAGCTCAGATGGGAGAGCGCTGCAATCGCACTGCAGAGGTCAGGGGTTCGATTCCCCTCAGCTCCACCACCGCCAAACCGCAGAATTCTGCGATTTCAATATCATCGACGGACTCGAGCGGCGGCCAACTCCACTAGTTTGGTATCGCGCTGGTATCGCAAGTGGGCGTCGGTATGCTCGCCAACGGCCTCCCAGAAGGCCTCGGTCGAAGCGATGAACTCGCGCAGATATTCCGGTCGGAGGTGGGTGTAGTTGGCACCGGTGCCCTGCTCGCTATGACCGGCGGCGGCATCAATCTGAGCGTCGGGCACCCCGAAGCGTTTATGCCAGGTGTGGATGCTGTGGCGCAGGGTGTTGGGCGAACCGATCGCCTTCATCTTCGGCCGAGGGGCGGTCTCGCCCAGCTTCTTGCGTGCGGGAAGCCATATCAGCTCGCCGGCGTTGTCACGCTCATGGGCCGCAAATCCGAGGTCCGGCCGCGCCTCGTGCGCTGCCCGCAGCAAGCCTGCGAACCCAACCTTGATGCTGTTGGTCGCCTTCTCGGCGAAGTCTGCAGCGCCGGCGGCGCGCGCCTTGTCGGATGTCGGAACCCGATACCGAATAACCTTGCCGGTAGCGCCCTCGAGCCAGGGCGCCAGCGTCGGGCAGATCGGAACGATGGTGCGCCGCTTGCGCGTCTGATCCTCGCCGGGGCGAAGGAAATGGATCATGCCCCGCTTGATCTGCGTGTCGGCATCCAGCTCGAGCGTCGCTTCGGCGCGGGCGTGGGTGCTGAGCATGATCATCGCGAACAAATGAATGTGCCGGCGATCGGCGCTCGAGCGCGCCGTCTCGAGCAGCACCGCAATCTGCTCTGGGGTCCACTCAAGATCCTTCGGCCGCTTGCGACCCTTCACGTCCTTGACGCGGGGTGCGCTGGTCAGGCGGCCGATCTCAGGCTTGAGGCCCCAATTGATGGGACCGCGAAGCGCAGCCAGGTCGCGGGATATGGTGGGAGCGGATACGCCTTGAGCGGCGCGCCATGCGATAAACTGGTCGACCAAGCCGTTGCTGACCTTCGACACGGTAAACGGCTCTGGCAGCAGGCGCTCGCCGCGCAACTCGGCCCAGAACATCTCGAGTCGTTCGACAGAGTCGAGATAGCGCTCCGGCGCGTCGAGCTGGGCGACGTGTTCCTCCAGCCAGGCGGCTGTGAGGTCCGCGAGCAGCACCTCGCCGGGAGGCAGGGGGCCGGTGGCCTCGATCGCCTCGGCCTTCGCCTTCCAGGCGGTATAGTGGTCGATCAGCGTGAGCTTCGCCTCTTCTGGCGGATCTCCTGCGTCACCGCCAATACCCGTCGATGCGCGCCGAGTGACGCGGCCATCGAGCCAGCAGATATTCCAGTCGTCGCGGTCGCGCCGATACCAGAGCCAGAACGGCCCGAGACCGAACCGCTGGGCGGAATCGTTCGAGGCTTTGGCGGCGCCGGCGCCGGCGGCTCCGGTTCCTCGCTTTCCTCTTGCCATTCTGCCCTCAGCTCTTCCGATTCGATTTCACACATCACCGCATAGATCCGCGGTTCCAACAAGACACGCGCCTCGACGGCGGTGAGGTGCAGCTTTTCGCCATTGCGCGCCGACCGGCGCAGGCGCTTTAGCACGCCGGTCATCAACTGGTCGGGCATTGCACCTCCCCTTCCGGGAACCGGTCCACGTCATTCCCCCAGCTATCCCAGCCTGGGCGGCGCTGGCGGGCGAACAGCTCGGCATAGGGGCCGCCATAGAGCGCCTCGACATCGGCGAGCATTTGATCGGGCTTGCGGCTGTGCTCGCGCGTCGGCGCCACCACCAGGTTGCGAACCGAGCGCGACAGCACGCGCGGCTTGCCGATCGTACCGACCAGGTAGAACTCGGCGGCCGAGCGGAAGACATAGCCGGTGCCAAATGCCCAGGCCGAGCCGGTCGATGTCTGTTTCGCCCAGGCGCCGGCGCTTTTGAAGGTGAAGCCCCACTCCTTGAGCAGCTCGATCGCGCGGTCGAGCAGCGGCGCTGTTGCCCACATGATCAGCGCGCAGTCTGGCGCGGCGAGCCGCGAGACGGGCAGGCGCGCGAGATCCTCGATCTTCATGCACGGATAGTGCGCGACCGGGTTCTTGGCCTCGCCGTTCGCGGAGAAGTTGGAGAAGCGCCAGGGCGGGTCCGCGTAGATCACGCCATATTTGCCCGGCTGCAGCTCGCCGAAAGGCCACGCCGGCGATGCGGGTGTCGGCGGCGGTGCCACCTCGGGCCGCTCGGGACGAGTCGGGGTGCCCAAGTCGCCTGCGAAAAGCTCATGGTTGGCGGCGGCCTCGATGCGCCGGCGCGACATGGTCAGCCGCATATTGTGCGCGTGGATGCCGCGATCGTAACCAAGGTGGCAGCGCTGGCACATTGCGCGCAGGTTCTCGGGCTCGCAGTTCTCGGGCGTGTCGTCCAGGTGCGCGACGGTGAGCACCACGGTAGAGCTGGTGACGCTATGGGCCTGGCCGTTCACCTCGGGGCAGCGGCCTTCGTGCTCGAAGCCGCATTCGCCCTGGCACTCGCAGCGGTCGCCGGCGCGGTCCTTGCGGATCTGCAGGCTGATCACCGGCCAATCGGCGGGATAGCGGGCGCGGTTCTCTGGCGAGATCGGCATCACCAATTGCTCCCCAGCGCGCGGGCGATGTGACCGGCATAGACGGCGACCACTTTCCAATAGGCAGCCATCATGTACTTGCTGCGCCGCCATGCCCGGTCGCCTTCGAGCTTCGCCTCGGCGCGAAGGTCCAGAAGGACCTGCCGCAACTCGCATTTGGCCTCGGCATTCATATTCTTCAGGCGGCGGGCGGCATCCAGTCTCAGAACCGGATTGCGCACCTCGGGGCGGTTCGATCGCTCGGTCATGCTGCCACCCGCAAGCTGGCGGCTTCTTTGGCCCGCTCGGTGTGGAACAGCTCGGCGATCCGATCGCGGACCAGCTCGGCCGAGGCGTAGGGGGTTTGGAGGCCATGCACTGCGAGGATCTCGGCGCGGACAGAATGGATGCGCGCGGCCTCGTCCAACGTCGGAATGCGCTGCGGCCATCCCTTCACATAGCGGAGGTTCGCCGGCAGCGAGGCTTCAAGCTGCAGCCGCTGGGCCGCCAACGCCTTGCCGCGCGCGAGATCGGCCGCGAGCGATGCTGGCAGCAATTCGGGGGCGACGTCGCCGAGCCAGCCATTGGGCTGGAAGCTGAAGCTGCTCTTCGCCTCCATATCCACCAGGTGGAATAGCACGCCGCGATTTCCGGGCGCGCGCGCGGCGACGCCGATGTCATTTGCCGAGGCTAGAACGCAAAAGGCGCAGCCGTGACGGGTGCTGCCCAGGCCATAGCTTTCTGGCAGCGGCAGCTGGTGGCGGCTGATGTAGGTATAAACCTCCTCTTCGAGGACATCGACGCCAGGGTGCCAGGTCAGGATATTCCCGCCGGCGGCACGACGGTAGCGGTCGCCCTCGGGCTTGGAGATCGGCGTCAGGCGTCGCTTAGGGCTCTCCTGGCGCCGGATGCCCACGACGGACACGATCTGGCGATCGGGCCACTGGCGCAGCACCTCGGGCAGAATGACCTGGGTCTTCATCTCGGCCGTGCAAAAGCGATTGTTTGCCGAGGACCAGGGCGCGGTGAGATGATAGGTCAGCAGGCCGGCGTAGCGTTCACAGCCCAGCTCGAAGCGGCGCTCCCATTTCGACACCATGTCGAAGCTACGGTTGCGGATTACGATCAGCCGCACGCCCAAGCGAGCAGCGCCCGCCTCGACCGTGGCGGGCGTCGACGCCCACTCGATGCGGCCGAGATCCGCATGGATTGCGACGCGCCGATCGCGCGGGTGCCCGATGCTGTCGAGATAGGCCGAGGTGGCATAGCTGATCGAGACGCTGTCCTTGCCGCCCGAGAGGCTGAACGCCACCGGTGCGCCCGCCTGCAGCGCCGACCGCACGCGATCGTCGATCGCCAGCGCATCGAAGCCGCCGGCGAACAGGCCCAGCTGCCCGCGATTTTTGAACGGCACCAATTTACCAGTGGAGGTCATGAAAGCGTAATCCGAGTTGATAGGCGGCGCCGGTGAGGATTCCGACGCCGCTCCAAAATGCCGCCCAGGCGGCGAGGAAGAGCGCGGCGCGAAGGATGCTGCGCGGCTTCATGTGGAAATGGCCTCGCGGCCCGCGTCGGTGATGCTCCACTCGACGTAGCAGCCGGGTCCCCATCGCCGGCTAGCGACCTTGCCCTGTTTCTCCAGCTTATCGAGACGGCGCCTGATCTGCGGGGTGGTCAGATTGGGAATGTGATGATCGCCGGCGATCACGTTGCGAACCCAGTAGCTATTGCAGCGCTCGCGCGACCCAACGACCGTCAGGATCATCGCGTCTGTAGGTGCGAAAGCAGGGTACTCCGGCGCCGCGCCGAGCAACACAACCTGCGCGACGTATCGCGTCTGCTTCGCATCGACGTGGGTCAGCTCGTCGTCCGACCAAGTCGCGATCCGGGCGACTAGCGCGCGAAATCGATCCTCGCTCGGATGCTGCGCCTCGACGTGTCGAAGCGTGTCCACATTGAGAAAAATGGCGTCGGGCTCGCTTTCGCCCATGCAATAGACGCGCCCCCATTTTTCGAAGCCGCGATTCACCAGGATCGTTTCAGCGAGGCGGCGCGTGATCTTCCCGCGCAGAACGCCGTCGTCCCGGTCGGCATGCTCGAGTGCTGCGATCGCGCCAGTGATCGAGCAAAAGGCGCGGTCGCCGACCCACGTGCCGAGCAGGCCGCTGGCATGCTCGAGCTGGGCCGGGGTAAGAAGGCTGGTCAAAGGTCGATCCTTTCGCCGGTGATGCGCGCGTTGAGTTCGAAGGCGCGTTGCGGGGTGATGGTTGGCCGCGTCGGCGCGGTGCGCGGCGCTGGCCGGATGTTGAGAAGGTCGCCCGCCTCACGGGTGAGCTGGTCCCAATCCTTGAAGCGGCGCTCGTGGTGCGCCTCGCTGATGGCGAGGCTGATGTACGGGGGCAGCTTTACGAAGCAGTCGGTGCACAGGCGCGAGTTGGTCCGGTTCGGACAGCCGCGAATGTCGCATCGGCGGGCTAGGCGGGCGCGGGTCATCGGCTGCGGCTCCCGGCGATCGAGACGATCACGGCGAGCATCAGCGGGATGGCCGTGGCGATCGCGACCAGGGCGAGGCCAAGGGCGCGAAGCGGGCGGCGCCGGCGGGTGGGTGGGAGCGCGCTCATATGCCCAGCGCCGACTTGTAGGTCTCGAGGATGTGCTCGGCCTCGTCCCGGTGATGCTTCTCCATCTTCCGGATGCGGATGATTTCGCGCATGCCCTTCGTGTCGAAACCGGTCGACTTGGCCTCGGCGTAGACATCCTTGATGTCGTCAGCGATGCCGGTCTTCTCCTCCTCGAGGCGCTCAATGCGCTCGATGAAGAGCTTCAGCTGCTCGGCCGACACCTCGTAATTTTCATTCGCGACGATCGGATCGGGCACGACGCGCTTCTTTTTGCCCTTGGCGGGCGCGGCCTCGATCGGGGCGGGGATGTGGCGCGTGACGCCGTCGGCGCCGCGCGTCGCGCGCATGGTCATTCCGGTCAATGGACGGCTCCCCAGATCAGGTGGAGGAGGGCCCGGCCCGGCATCAGCACGAAGGCGATGACGATGAACCAGGTGGTCAGCGCGCCGAAGGCGGGTGCCGCCGGCGGTGCGCAGTCGGGGCAGCTGCAGGGCAGTGGGCGGGTGCTAGTCGGCATCAGTCGTTACCGACGCAGCGGGTGCAGATGTTCGGCGCCGACCAACCGCAGCGCTGGTCCGGCCAGCTTTCGCAGCAATCCCATTCCGAGCAGCCGCAGCCCCGGCAAATCTGGGGATGGCGATCGGCGGGCTCGGTGGCGAGCTGGTGATAGACGTTCGGGTCGATCGGGAACGCCTTGCGGAGCAGGGCGACCGACTGCAGGTCGAGCGCGACCACGCCGGGCGTCTCGAGCTGGCGCACCAGGGCGCGGACCTTGGCCTGGTCGCCCGCCTTCACCGCGATCAGCGCCGCGACCTGGGCGATGTCGAGTTTCGACGTGCGCCGGCGCAGGGCAACATAGGCCGCCGGGGTGAGAGGCTGCCGAGTGGTGGTAACGGTGGTGAGTTTCGGCGTAGCGCTGCCGATAACCGGGGCATGCAACATGCTCAGGCTCCTTTCTTTTTCTGGTGATCGGGATTGCGGAAGGTCCAGCAGCTCACCGATTTTCCGGTGACTGAGTTGACCGTTTTGTTCTCGAGGAAGCGGCGGGCCTTCGACGTCTTGAGGTGCCGCTTCAGCTCCTGGCTGGTGCACGGCATGCGCAGGCCCTGGGAGCTGCAGCGGGCCTCGAATTGGACCAGGCTGATCGCGTGCGTGTCGGTGCCGCGCGCATGGTCGATCGGATGATCGACGTGCAGCTGGTTGCCGTCCTGGGCGACGAAATATTCGAACCGCTCCCAGAACCAGACGACGTGCGGGTGATCGGCCTCGGTGACACGGTGACGATCGACCAGCATGTCGAGGATCAAGCCGTGCGCGTCGCGAGCGTCGGCGTCGGCAACGTTCGTGATCACGAGCCGCATGGCGTCGAGCATCGCCGCGAGCTGGGCGTGATTCTTCGCAAAGCGATAATCGCCGCATCCCGGATGCTTGATCATCGCCGCTTCGTGGCGGGCGAACGCCTCGTAATAGGTAGCGAGGATCTGCTCCTCGCGACGCACGATGTGTACCGGGAAGCCGGAGATATCCTTGAGGTCGGCGCCCTTGAGCCTTTCGCCGGCAGTCTTGCCCTCGGGCGAGAACCGCCCCTTGTCGAAGTGCATGCCCATGATGCGCTCGCGCATCGCGGGTGAGCCCTCGACCGGGTCATTCTGGGCGACGATCAGGGCGCCGCGGAATGGCGGCTCGAACGTTTCCATGCCGCCATTGGCGATGGCGCGGGTACGAACGGCGCGACCGTTATAGGCGGTCTTCAGCTCGTCCCATTCGAACCGGCGAGCGTGCGACGTCTCCTGGCCGCGATCGCCCTCGATCAGCACCACCGGCAGGTTGCCGACCTGGCCGAGCGTGCGGGCGATGCCGGCATTGGTGGCCTTGGTCGGGTCGAAACCCTCGTAGGCGGGCCGGCCCAGCAGCTTCCAGATGAACTCGAGCAGGGTAGTCTTGCCGCTGCCCGGCGCGCCGGTCATCTCAAGGAAGCCCAGGCTCTCCTGCTTGCGCCGGATCTGCTCCGCGAACAGGCTCAGCACCGTGAAGGCGACGACGACCAGGCCCTTTGGGCCATAGGCGGTGATCAACGGCTCGACCCAGCTCAGATCGAGGTGCTCGGCATCGTAGTTGATCTTGAGCATGCGCTCGGCGGTGCGCAGCTTCACCGACCGCTTGCCGAGGACGAAGAATTCCTCGTCATTCGGCTCGTAGACGCGGCCTTTGTGCACGGCGATGTCGCCGAAGATCCAGGCCTCGTGATCGATTGAGTAGCCGGTGAACTGGATCGCCTCGACGACGCGGATGTTCGCCCAATGGCGCTGCATCAGCCGGACGATCTGGTATTGGTTGCCGGTCCAGAGGGCGCCCGGCGCGACCGAGGCCAGGCGCTTCATGAAATCGCCGGATCCGGCGCAGGCCGAGCCCGAGAACGTGGCCTTCACCGGCTCCCGGTCGGACGGGAAATCCACGCGAAGGAAGTAGGCGCCTTCCTCGATGTTTGGATCGCGCTGATAGTAGAGGGTGCGGAACGTGCAGTTCGCAATTTCCTCAATATCGACCGCACGCTCGGCCGCCTGCTGCCATTGCTGGTCGAACGGCAGAGACTTGAAGTCGGCGAGCTCCGGATCGGTGCTCTCCAACATGGCGGTCATTTCGGCCTGGATGCGGTCGAGCGCGAAATTCGCCCAGAGCTGGCGGCCGCCGAACGTGATGGGGAAGCTGGCGAACTTTTCCCGCTCGTAGATCAGCAGCGCCTTGGCCGTGGCGGTCGGCGCGATCGTGATCTCGCCATTCCAGCGATAGGTAGCCAGGTCCTCAGGCTGGAGCTTGTCTCGCTGGCCGAGATCGTTCCAATCGAGCTTTTCGCCCTCGCCATCGGGCCGCACCTGGGCAGCGCCAGAGCGCCATCCTTCCTTGGTCGCCTGCTCATGGAATTTCCGGGTGTAGATTACCCCGGCCTTGCCTACGTCGAACGCCCAGATGATGCGGGGACCGGCCAGGTTCAGTTCGCCGCACACCCGGCGGAGGTCGGCCAGGAAGTGCTCGGGATAGATGTTGCAGGTCAACGGCGAGACCGCGTGCCGTTTGGTCTTCTGGACGTAGCTGATGGTGTCGAAGATGCCTTCGATCATCCACAGTTCGTCGGCCCGGGCGAGATCCTGCAGGGTGACGCCCGGGTAGATCCAGCAATGACCGCGGTGCCCGCCGCCATAGGAGAAGCGGGCCTTCTTCTTGCCGAAGCGACCGGGCTGGTCGATCAGCCGTTCCCAATAGCCGCCGCCCGGAATCGGGAAGCGGACGGTGGCGGTGCTGATCCCCAGCTCGGGGTCGCGATACCATTCTTGCGTGTAGGCGCCGCGCAGGCCCATCAGGTCGAAACCGCGCGCGTATGACAGGTACGCGTCGGCCGCCGCGTGCGGGTTTTCCTTGGTCTGGACGTGCCGCTTCGACCAGTTGTCGAAGATCTCGGGGTACAGGTCCTTCACATGAACCTCGGCACCGCAACGATTGAGGCGCCCGCATCGCAGCACCCATGGTGAATCGGCGCGGGCGTAAACCTCCTTCTTGCCGCAGCTCTCGCACTTGCCGCCCTGCAGCCACGCGCCCTTGTCCTTAAAGCCGTAGTCCGACTTCAGTCTGGAGAGGACATCCTTGAGGAGATCGTCGCGCATGGAGGGTGCAGGTCTTTCGGGCAAGCGGAGGGCGTTCCCGGAAGCGGGGTGCTTCCGGGCGGGGGTGATCGAGCTGGGCTAGGGAGCCTGGTTGAAGAGCTAGCCGGTCAGGTGGCGGCCCCCTCGGCCGCCGGCGGCATCTCGTCGTTCGCGGGCGGGCGGGTGTCGTCGTTCCCGTGCTTGCCCTTGAAGTGCTGAAGGTTGGGGTTGGCGATCGGGAGGATGATCGCCGGGTTCGGGCGCACGCTGGGCGTGAGCTGGCGGATCAGGATCACCTGCGCGACGGCGCTGAACATGCACTCGGGGCAGACCAGGCGGGCCTCCCGCGAGCACGGCGTTTCATTGACGGTGGTCCGCGCGACCATGGTGGTCGTGCAATGCGGGCACCGCATCGTCATATTCCTTGGCTTCTTGGCGGTCGTCATTGGGTTCCCCCTGGGGCTTCCCCAGGCGACCCCGCGCCGCCTGGCAGGAACGAAGTGAGATGCCGCACGACGACCGCCATCGCTGCGCTAGCCTCTTCGGATTCATTGAGGGCGTGGAACACGGCCCCCTGGTTTGGTGCGCCAGGTCGCGCCACCGCCAAGCTGGCGGCAACGGCCTCGCCGAATTCCTTCGCCGCGACCGCGACAGCGGCCGACAGGGCCAGCTGGCACGCGATCTCGCGGCCGATCGCAACGTCGAGCTGCTGGGCATAGGCCTCGAGCAGCGGCGTTCCGTCGCCGCCGGCGGCCACATAGGCGCCGTCGATCGCGACGGCCTGGGCCAGCGTCGGGAAGGCCTTACGCGCCGGGTGCGACCATTTGCGCGTCAGGCTTTCGCTACGGCCGATCACGCGGGCCATGTCGGGATAATCGATCACGGCCGCGATCTTGGTGATCGCGCGGGGGAAGGAGAGAGGTTCGCGCGCGAGGGTCAAAACGGCACCTCGTCGCAGGGCGCGCAGATGCCGGGGCGCACCTCGGCAGCGTTCGACGTCGTCAGCCGGACGCCGCATCCGCTGCAGCGGTTCTCAGCCTCGGCTTGCGCGATGATCGCGACATCAACGGCGGCATAGGCATTGTAGGCGTGCTCGCGGCATGTGCGCCGGCGCTGCTGGCGGCCACGGCCCGGAAACAGGATGTCGCACAACCGGTCACGCTCGGCGAACAGGATGTCCAGCGCGGTGGCCTTGGGGGCGCCCTGGGCGGGAGAGATACCCAGGGCGCCCGTTCCTGCGTTGCGACCCGCAGGGGTATCGGTGATCGCGGTCATGCGCGGAGACCTTCGAAAGAGACGTAGAGACGGCCGCCGAAATCGATCAGGCTGACATTCACCCCGCGCGTGGGCGAAATCTCGCGCAGATCGATGTGCTTGGTGCCACGATCGTCGGCGACCTTGATCAGGTCCTCCAGCGCCATGCGCAGGGCAGGCAACGTGCGGACGTGGTCGTGCGTCTTGATGACGACGGGCGTCGGGGCATTGCCCGTGAAGTCGAAGCCGGCGTCAGCCATGGTCGGCCTCCGGGTGCAAAATGCCGCTCCGATCGCACGCGACGATCGGAGCGGCTGCGGATACGACGGCGTCATGAACAGGGGGCACCGGGGCGACGCCGTCGCACGCAAAGAGATCGGGCTGGTTGGCGTCAGCGACGGACGCCTGGTCAACCTCCGAGACCGGGTAGAGGTCCGGGCGCAGCGCGTGCCGCGACACGCCCGTCTGCCTCTCAACGTCGAGCACGTATTCCCCGGGAAGCGGCTTGCCGAGGCGCAGCCAATCCCGAACCGTCGACTGCCGGCGGCCGATCAGGCGGCCGAACGCAGACTGCGAACCAGCGACGCGGACGGCGGCGGCGAGTGGCGTATCGAGGTTTGATTCCAAACTCATAAGAGCGAGCTAACGGCAAACCGTTAGGCAGTCAACAGGCAAAACGTTATCGCAAGCTAACGGTGCGCCGTTAGAAGGAACGGCATGGCAATCGGCGACCGGATCAAAGAAAGGCTGCGCGTGCTGGGCATGTCGGAGGCCGAGTTGGCTCGACGCGTCGGGATCCGCCAAAGCTCGATTAACGCGCTGGTTCGCGGCGAAACGCAGTCGTCGCGGCATCTGCATGCGATCGCGCGAGAGTTGCGAACCACCGCAGCCTATCTGCTCGGGGAAACGGATGATCCCGAGGATGGCGCGCCAGTCCCGCCGGCGCCCTCGCCTCAGGTCGTCGTGATGCCGGTTTTGCTTCCTAGTGAAGCCGCGCTTGCGCGCATGTTCGAAGGGCTGCTTCGACCACTGGACCGTCAAATGCCGGTGGGCGAGCTTGCTCAAATTCTTGCTCAGCGGCTGCCAATCGGTCTCGGGCAGCTGCGAGATCTGGTGCCTGAACACGCGCAGGGCGCGTGGCACGCAAGCGGTGAAGCTCTTCCAGTTCCCGCCAAAGGTGGTCGCGCGTCGCAGCCAAAACCGCGCACATGACATCACAGCGCGGGCAGGACTGCTCGCATCCGGGTGTGTGTCGAAAGACTGGTTCGCTCAACGACTCGTTCCGATTCGCGTTCTTGTTACGTTCTAGCTCGCAGGAATTTTCCTACAGTGCCAAATGATATTTTGCGCCGCCTGTCATTGTCCGCATTTGCGCTCGCGCTCGCCAATTGCGGCGGCGCGGCGACGAACACACCCGAGGCGCCGGCGAAGCCACGAGTGACGAAAGCAGAGGACGTGACGGCGGCGTTCGCCAAGGCCGGACTGAAGGTCACCGATGTCACCGTCGTCACCGACAAGACCGATGATAATCAGTTGCTCGGCCGCCCTGGCCAATACACCAGCAAGGTGTTTTTCTATGACGCGCGCCACCCCAAATCCGCCGCTGAAGGGCAAGGGGAGAACACGGTCGAAGTGTTCGGGACCGACGCTGATGCGAAGGCTCGCCACGACTATATCGACCAGGTGACCAAGGGAGTGCCGATGCTCCTGCAGTATCAGCTGCGGCAAGGCCGTGCCTTGGTACGTTTCGACAAGGAGGCGCTACCCAGCGAGGTTGACGAATACCGGAAGGTGCTCGCGGGGCTCGACACCAACTAGGTCAGGGCGCCAACTCGAGCTGCAGCCTGCTCGTGAAGCCGCCGTTGGCGTCCAGGGAATGTTCGACTTCGGCGAGCAGCCACTTGGTCGCGTCGATTTCCGCCTTGAATCCGGCGGCCGTCACCTTTTGCTCAGGGTAGAGATCTACGCGGGCGAGGGCGAGGCCCAGGCTGAGTTTGCGAGGCGCCCGCTTCGATCGGCTTGCCTCGGCCTCGGCCGCCTTCTTGGCCGCCGCCTCGGTCGAGTAGACCCGGGTGAGCGTTCGCTCGGCGCCGGCGCCGCTGCCGACCGTCACCTTTTTCTTTTTCGCCTCCTTGCGATCATGCCATTCGGCATTGACCGCGCTGGTGCTTTCGCGGGCTTCGATACCGAAATCATGTCGATCGCCATGGCGTCGAGAGATGATGGCTGCTGGCAAATCCTTGCCCGAGGCAGTCTGGCCGGACCCGATCGGGGCGAAGACGAGAAACCCGCGCTTGATGGTGGCCAGGGCGTCGTGCTCCTTGCCCAGGCGGCGCAAGAAGGCGACGTCGCTCTCCCGGCTCTGGGAAAGGGCCTGGACGGCGATCGACGCGATCTTGCCCTCCACGCGCGGCGTGAGGCCGTTCGCGTTCGCGATATCGCGGACGATCGCTCCGAGGGTCGTATCGTGCCAGCTGCGGTTTCGGCGGGTGCTGATTTTGCTGGTGAAGTCGACTGCCCGGGCTCGGATCGTGAGGGCGTCCGGTGGCCCCGAATGGTTGATGCTGTCCACCTTAAACCGGCCCTTATCGACTAGACCAATCTGCACCTCGCCGCCCCGGGCCCAGCCCAGCTGCAGTTCGATCTCCGCGCCGTCCTGGGGCAGCGCGAGGCGCCCGTCGCTGTCATCGAGCACAATGTCGAGCTGGTCAGCCTCGCTGCCCCTCTTCTCCGTCAGCCGAAGGGAAATCAGACGGGGGCGCATAGTGCCCGTAACATCGGTGCCGGCGACTACGACGCGCCAATTCGGTACATTGATGCCCATCAGCCGGCGGCTCCCGCCGTATCCGAGGTGGTGGATTGATCGGGCGCCTCGAGCATGTCGATAGCGAAGTCGATCTTGCGCGCGGTGCCGTCGGGCAGGAAATACCCCTGCCGTTCGTCCAAGCCGACGATCACATAGGTGCCGAGCACATTGCCGGCGCCGTCAACCAGCGGATAGGCTTCGCCATCGCGCGCCATCTCGCCGAGCTGATCGAGAGCGGTGCGCGGATCGCTAAGCTCGATGTGAGCGCTACCCGATAGCGAAACGGTCGAAAGATCCTCGCCGAGAAACTGAAGCGCATCGGGCGCGCCAACGCGAGAGTTTCGAGCGTATCGCCATGATCGACGCCGCTGCAGCTCGTTATAGGCGATGGTCGGGATCGAGAAGATCGCCATGCCGAGAGACATCAGGGTAGTGCTCATGCGTCCGCTCCATCGCCCTCGTCGCGCATCGAGGACCGACGAGCGGCCAGGCGATCGCGCTCAAGCCGCTCGAGCGCCTGCTCCACCGCCTTCGCGATGTCGTCGGCCGACTGGCCCTTCTCGGCGTGAATATGGATCTCCACCTTGCCGAATAGGGGCGCTGGCGGCGCCGATGCGGTCGCCACGACGGGAGCAGGCGCAGCGATAGCCACGCCAGGCACGACGGCGGCCGCCGCGCCCACGGTCAACGCCGCCTTCACCTGCTGCGAAAGCTCAGTGATCCGCTGGATTGGGGCCTGTTGGTTCCGGGTGATGCCTTGATCGAGGCCCTGCATCATGTAGCCGCCAAAGCCGGCGAAGACGCGCGAGGGCGAATGGATGCCCATCTTCTGCTTGAACCAGGTCGCCGCGGACGATGCCGCGTTGACGATGGTAGATTTCAACTGGCCAAGCATCGACGTGATGCCGTTGATGAAACCCTGAATCGTGTTCACGCCGAACTGCAAGGCGAGACGCGGCAACAAGAGCAGGCCGTTCCAGATGACGTTCTTGATGACGGCAACCAGGCCGCCCAGGACGGCGGGCGCGACACCGATCGCCCAGCCGACGCCGGCGGTGATCGCGCCCCAAAGCTTCGGGATAACGGCCGATCCGACCGACCAGAACGCCTGCAGCAGCGTAGCGCCCCAGCGGAAAAGCAGCGCCAGAACGCCGAGCAACCCGCCGTTGAACGCTGTCTTCAGGTCGCTCCACACTGCCGAGAAGAAGCGAAGGATGCCGGTCCACAGCTTCTGAAACCACCCGCTGATCGGTCCCCATTTGGAGTAAATGAGGTACACGGCACCGGCGAGCGCGGCGATGCCGAGCACGACGGCTGCGACGGTGCCGACCAGGGGAAGCATGGCGATATTGAACGCGCCGGCGACGAAGGTGAGGGCGGCGAACGGAGCGAGCACCCCCGCGATAGCGATCGCGCCGCCCCCCAGCACGATGAATAGCGCGGCCAGGCCTCCGGCGGTGAGCGCGATCGCACTGGTGAGAGTGGGATGGCGCTGCGCCATGACGGTGAGCCAGCGGGCCCACTTCGTCGCCGTCCCGGCGATGCTATTCCAGGCTGGCAGCAGCCGGGAACCCAGCGTGATCGCCAGTACCGACGCGCTCGCCTTGAACGCGTCCGACTGTGCTTTCGAATCCTGCATGCGCTGGGCGAAGTCGGTGTCGGTGACGCCCTTCGATTTCATCGCCTCTGCGCGGATTCGCCGGTACTCCTCGAGGTTGGCGATCAGGGGGCGCAGGCCCTGCTGCACCTGGGCATCCTCGAACAGGAAGCCGATCTTCGACATGTCGCCGCCGAGGGCCTTGTTGGTCAGCTCGGCGATGGCCTCGAGCGGCGTCTTCCCCTCCGCATAGGCCTTCTTCAATGCGTTCGGCAGATCGACGCCGAACTTGCTGAATGCCTTGATCGTCGCCGGCGACGCGATCTTTTGCAGCACGTTCGAGACGTTGGTCGCGGCCGTCGCCGAGTCACCCGCGCCCTTGCGCGCGATCTGCAGGGCGGCGGCGAGATCCGCGACCGCGCCGACGCCCTTTTGGCCCAGCGCCTGATAGCCGGCGGTGAGGGTCGGGAAGTACTGCGCCATGTCCTTCATCTCGAAGGCGCCCGCCTTCCCGGCGGCGGCCATGACGTCGATGACGCGCGCGGTCTGCTCGACCGGCACCTTAAGGTTATCGCTCACCGCGAACGACGCGGAGGCGAGATCCGCCATCTCGGCCTTGTACGCGGTGGCGGCGCGGCCGATCGGCGTGATCATCTTCATCGCCTGGCGTGGATCCAGGCCAAAGCCTGACAGGGTATCAACCCCCGCCTGCATCTCCTCGGGCAGGCGATTGGCGGCCTGGGCAGCGGCGAGCAACGTGCGCCCGAGCGCATCGCCGGCGGCGCGGCTCAGGTTCGCCTTCTGGGCGATGTCCGTCATCGATGACTGATAGGTCTGGGCGGCCTCGATCGTGCCCAGCACCGGGCGGCCGATGGCCTGGCCGGTGGAAAGCGCCGCAAAGCCTCCGGCGGCTAGGCCGGTGGCGCGGCTCTGCACGCGATCGAACCGCCCGCGCGCGTCGGCAAAGCGGCGGGCCCTGGCATCGGCCTGCTGCAGGCGGCGGGTCTGCTCCTGGATCTCGCGGTTCGTGCCCTCGATCTGGGTTCGCAAGTCGCGTTCGTGGCGGGCCAGGTCGCGCGTACCCATACCAGCGGCGCGCAGGCGATCGCGGAGGCGCTGCAGCTCGGCGGTCTCTCGTTCGTGTTGCAGCTTCAGCGCGGCGGCCGCGCGCTTGGCTGCCTCGAATTCGCGGGTCAGGGCGCGGGAGGGGTTGCTCGTCTCGCGCATCTGGCGCGCCAGCGCTGCGACGCGCTGGCGGGCTTGGCCCATCTGGTCCTCTGTCCCGCGCAGGCCCATGCGAAGGGTGCGGAAGGAGGAGATATCCGCCTGGGTACGCTGAAACTGCTGGAGGCGCTCGCGCGATTGCGCGAGGGCGCGCCCGGCACGGCTGCTGCTGGTGGCGATATCTCGCAGCGGCCGGGAGGCGCGGTCGCCCGCCTCGAGCAGCATACGAATGCGCAGGTTGCGGTCCATATCAGTCCTGGATGCCCTTCATCGCCTTCAGGCGGTCGATCGCGCGGCCGTGCCAGCCCATCAGCTCGGGCACGGTCATCTCGTCCATGGCGGCGGGCGGCCAGTGGAACACCGCCGCCAAATCCGCCATGACCTCCTCTACGCTGGCTGGGAGACCGGCTTCGCGGCCTTCGGCAGCAAAAAATCCAGAACCTCGCCGCCGAGCTGGGTGATGTCGGCCGGGTCCATGACGGCAAAGAACGGCTTGTGGATGACCGGGCTGGTGATGCGAGGGGCGAGCACCTCGAGCGATGCGACGTCCATCTGGTACAGGCTCTGGATGGTCAGGCCGCGCAGCTCGCCGGCGCCGGGCTTCCGCACCTTGATCTCGGTGCCCGCCGCGATCTTCACCTCGCCGCCGATGACGATCGGGAAATCGAGGAAGAAGCTGTTGAACACGGGGCCGGTGGCGGCCGCGACTGCGGTTTCGGAAACGGTCGTCATGAAAGTCACCTATGCAGGAAGGGGAAGGGGGAGGGCCGCCATCGGCATGGCTGAGGCGGCCCCGGGGATCAGCTGATGGCGGCGCGCAGCTCGGCGTTGCGATCGACACCGCCGACGATGAAGGTGTCGGCCAGCACGTCGATCTCGATCTCGGTCACGCCGTTGACGTCCAGGCGGTAGTAGGCGAGCGCCGACTTCACCTTGAACTCGCCGCTCTCGCCGACCTTGGCTTCGCCCATGTCGATTTCCTCGTGACGGCCACGCACGGTGACCTCGTAGGAATCGACGGCGCCGGTGCGATCGTCCTGGTAGGCTCCGACGAAGCGGAGGTAGACGGCGGCGACGCCCACAGCGCCATACTGGCGAAGCACGCCCAATTCGGGACCGCCCAGGGCGAACTCCATCTCGAGCGCTTCGCCGCCCAGATCGATCTTTACCGGGCGGTCCATACCGCCGCCGCGCCATTCCTCGAACTTGCGGGCCAGCTTGGGCAGAGTGACGGTGGCCACGGTGCCGAGGTAGCTCTGGCCCTCGTTGAACGTGTCCATCCTTTTCAGCGTGCGCTTAAACGCCATTGCTCAGCTCCTTGAACTCGTGAGGGAAATTTGGGTCAGCCCACAGCGCTGACGGCACCCGCGAAGTCCGCGAGGTACGTGTCAGTGATGCGCTGGGTGAGCTGCAGGTGCTGCAGCGGCGGGACCGGCGTGAAATCGTAATCGATCGCCAGCTTGCCCGCCTTCAGCGTGTCCGGCGTGTTCTTGGCCGGATCGTACCAGGCCTTTCCGCCCAGCAGCTGACCGCCGGCGATCAGCTCGCGGATCTTGCCGTTGATCGTCTCGACGATGTCCTTCACCAGGCCGGGGCGCAGCGGCTTGTCGATCGCCCACATCATGCCCTCGGCAATGGTGTCCATCAGCACCTGGGCGGTGCGCGTCGCGCTCTCGAACTGGAAGTTCGGATCTTCCGAGCAGGTCGCATCGCCCCAGAATCGGAAGCCGCCGCCGGCGCGCACCAGGGCGGTGACCTGGCTGGCATTGAGCAGCGTGGCCTCGCTGCCCGAATCCTGCACGTCGAACTGGATATCCTTGGTGAGGCCGACGACGCCCTGCACGGGCACGTTGGACAGCACCTTGTGCCAGCCCTGCTCCTGGTCGATGCGGGCGCGCAGGCCCAGCGCGCGGGCCGTGCCGAAGCTGACAGCGTTCGCTGCCGCGACCGTGTCGAACGCGACGAAGTCCGGGTAGAGGAGCATCAGCTCGCGAGCCGAGAAGTTGGCGCGGTACAGCTTGGCGGCGGCGACGTCGGCGCCGATCGCGGCGGCATAGGTGAAGCCGCGGAGTTTCTGCGCAACCACAACCAGGGCGGTGGTCACCGCCTGGCTGTCGAGGCCCGGAGCGCCCAGAATGCGGGGCTTGACGCCGAGCTGCGCCTCGGAGGCCAGCAGCGCCTGCATGCCCGTCTTTAGGCCATCGACGGTGCCCCCGATCACGTTGGCGTCGGTGTCCCCGGCATCCTCACCGGGCGCTACCCGCACGACGACGACGGGGCATTTCACCTGGTCGGCGATTGCAACGAGCGAGGTGCGCAGGGTGCCGCCGGTGCCCGCGACGCCGATCGCGGCGCTCATGTCGCTGATCAGCACCGCCTTGTTGAGCGGGAAGGCGGCATTGAGCTTGTTGGTCGGGTCGCCCGCCGGGGCGGTGGCCGTCGCGACCAACCCGATAACGGCGGTGGCCACGGTGACGAGGCTGCGAGCGCCCTCGCTCACCTCCGTAATCGTGATGCCATGCATGAACTGATCGGCCATTTGAGACTCCTTCAGGCGTAGACGGTGAGCCCGCCCTTGGAGGCGAGCGGGATGGTGAGGCGGGTGCGGAGGTTGGGCTGGGCGCCACCGGTGCGCTTGCCCTCGACGATGACGTTGAAGGTGCCGGCGCCGGTCTGCTCGAGGCCGACGCGGGTGAGCGTGATCCGGGGTTCCCAGCGCTGTAGGGCCAGCGCGGTGGCGGCGAAGATCCGGAGCTTGCTGACAGGGTTGGCGGGCTGGTCGATCAGGTCGGCTAGCAGCGAGCCGAACTCACGGCGTGCGACGCAAGTGCCCAGCGGCGTGGACAGGATGCGCCCGATCGACTGCGCCAGGTGCGCGTCTCCGCTGAGGCGCTTGCCGGTGCGAGCGTCCATGCCGATCATTGCGGCGGCCCCGAGACGCCGCTGCCAGGCGCAACTGCGGTGTGCTTGTGCCCCTTGAGGCTCTTGCCCGCTGCGACGACATCCGCCGAGCTGGTGATCGTGTCGGTGGCGTCGAGCTTGCCGGTCAGGGCGATGTTGCCCGTGACTTCGATATCGGCGGTGATCTTGAGTCCGCCTGGTGCCTCGACCTCGGCCGTCGCGCCGGCGGCGAGCTGGATCTTCAGCGCATGTCCCTCAGGGTCATAGGAGAAGCGGCTGCCGTCGCCGAACTCGAGAAGCACCAGGGGTTCGCTGGAGGGGGCGGGGTTGGCGTCGGAGAAGATGCCTAGCACCGCGATCGCGCCCTCGGCATCGCCTTCGGGGCAGAAGAGCAGGACCTGTTCGCCGACGCTGGGCGGCGACCACACGCGAAGCATCGCGCCGGCGGCGACCGAAGCCCAGGGAATGTCGCCGGTGACGTTCTCACCGGTGCGGACGCGGCACACGGCCTCGCCCAGGTCGACCTGCTCGATCGTCCCCAGCTGCAGAATATTGCCGATGGTGCGGCGCGGATCGGCGATCCCGGTCATGGTGCCGGACATTGCCGGGCACGTCGTCGATCCGCGCGGGAGTGGGCTTGTAGAGTGGGGTTCTACTAGGCCGGGCTATTCTGCTGGTGCCGCCTTGCGCTTGCGCGGCTTCGAATCCTCGGCCGTCTCTTCCTCGGCGGGGGGTGGGTTGGTGATGGCACCCGCTGCGATCTTTACCGCGACGCCCGCGCCGACCTCCTCGAGGCGAGCTGCGGTCGCTTCCTCATCGACTTCGCCGGCCTCGTTGAAGCACGCGTTGACGTCCCGAGTGTGCGTGACACCGGCGTGTTCGAAGGTCGCCGAGACGGTGCGGGTTCCGGCATTGAAGCCGTTGTTGGTGATCTGCATGTTGGGCTCCTGGTTGAAACTCAGCGACCGACAGCGCGCCAATCGACGCCGTTGATCTGGTTGATGCTCGACGCGGCGGCGGAGTATTGGGCGAACACGACGCACCCATCGACGGTTCGCGAGACGCGCTGGATCGAAATGTCGTACTTGTCGCTGCCGGCGGTGTTCACCGCGTTTGCCGAGATCACGATCGAGTTCACGTCGGTGAACTGGATCGGGAAGGTAATGACGATCTGCCCCTCGGCATAGGTGCCGGCCAGGGTTCCCCATTGCTCGATCACGCCGTTCGGACGCTTCTCCCAATAGCCATTGGCATTGGAGCCGGCGCGGGTGGCGTCGGTGAGCAGGGCAAACGCGCTGGCGTGCAGGCCGTCGAGCAGGTCAGCATCCATCCCCGACCCTGAGCCGTCGTTCGCGGCGTCCCACACCTGGTTGCCGTTGCGGGACAGCGTTCCCGACCAGAACATCTGGCCCGCCGAATTGAAGCGGAGATAGCCCCATTGCGTGGCGGCGCTCTGGTCGGTGACCTGAAGGTATCCGAACCCGGAGGTGGCGTTGCCGAGCAGGCGGAAGCCGCCGCTGGTCCCTGCGTTGGGCGTCTGGGCCTGCACAGGGCCGGTGAAGCCGGCGCCGGCCAGCTGCGCGAACGCGCTGGCGTGGAGGCCGTCGAGCAGATCCGCGTCCATACCCGAGCCGGAGCCGTCATTGGCCGCGTCCCACACGGTGGAGCCGGCACGGGTAAGGGCACCTGCAATGGATGCGGCGCCGCCGAACACAGCAGCGCCGCCAGAGGGCTGGATGTTGAGCGGTGCTGCAACGTTGTTGGCGAGGGCGTTGATGACGCCAGACCATTGGGCGCCGTTGAGCCAGTATCCTACGCTCAGGCGATAGGCCGCGTTCTGCGAGATCTCGCCGACCTGAATTTGCGTCGCATCGGTCGGCGCGGTCGGATTCGCGAGTGGGAAGGCGCGAAGACCGCCGGCGCTTTGGACCGGCCCAGTGAATGCCGCGCCGGAGAGCAAGGCAAACTCAGCGGCCTGTCTGCCGTCCAAAAGATCGGCATCCATGCCCGAACCGGCCCCGTCATTGCCGACGTGCCAGACCAGGTTGCCGCCGCTCGCGAAAAAGTCCGCAGCTGCATAGTGGTTGCCAACCGCGTCGATACGTCCGGTCTGCACCAGCGTGGCCTGGGCGCCCGCCGCGCCAGGTGCCGCAGAATAGAAGACGTGGGTGCCGGCGAAGCTCAGGTAAGCCGAGCCCGAGGCGTTCGCCTTGTTGTAGGTGAAGGTTCCCCCATAGGCGCCGTTTGGCGGCTGCAGGTTGTTCAGGATGTACAGCCGTTCGTCATTGGTGTTGATCGACTGGTGCAGGATCATCGGCACCGATGTTCCCGGCCCCTGCGCGAGCTGGATCGATCGGCCGTAGGGCGACGCTGGGCTAACTCCGATGCCGATGTTGCCGGTGAAGCCCGCCCCGGTGAGAAGGGCGAATTCCGCCGCCTGTCGGCCGTCGAGCAGATCGGCGTCCATGCCGGAGCCGGCGCCGTCATTTGCGGCATCCCACACGGTGTTTCCGGCACGCGTCAGGGCGCCGCTGATGCCCAACGATCCCGTCACGCTGACGCTGGTCTGGGGCGCTAGCTCGATCGTGGACCCCGCGATCTGCAGCGGCCGATAGGCGGTGGCGACGCGATCGTAGGAGAGGATGCGCGACGTTGCGCCAAGCCAGGCGAACTCGCAGCCCCCGCCGGCGCCGAGCGTCGAAAGCGTGCCACCGTTGAGGAGCGAAACCGCCCCGGTGAAATTGGCGCCGGTGAGCAACGCGAACTCGCTCGCGTGGCGCCCGTCTAGCAGATCGGCGTCGAGCCCCGAGCCAGAGCCGTCGACCGTGACCACGCGGTTCAAGATCTCGGCGCCGGTAAAGGTGGTGGCGTTCAGCGGCGTGTAGCCCAGGCGGGCGGTGATGTTCGTGTAGTAGCTGCCCTCTTGGCCATCGAGCAGATCCGCGTCGAGGCCCGAGCCCGCGCCATCCACGGTGAGGAGCCGCGCCAGCACGTTCGCGGCGGTGAATGCCAAGGCCATGCCACGCGGGCTCAGTGCCTTGATCGCTGTCGCCATGGCGGCGGCTTCGGCATCGGTGGCGATCTTGATGACGCCGGCGGTATCCGTAGTCGCCGGTGGGTTGATGAAGTTGGCGTCACCGAACTGGAGCAACACGGCGCCGATGTCCGCGAAGATCACGTCGATCGCGAGAAGCAGCATCGACTGCGCGGATTTCTCGACGATCACCCCGGCCTGCCCATAGGCGCCGAACAGGGTTCCGTCCGACAGGTAGAAGGCGAGCGACCGCACAGTGAAGACGTCGGCGCTCTCGTCGCGCACGGTGACGTGCATGGTGTCGGCCGCCACGGCGCCGCCGCTAATCGTGGCGATGCGCTTCACCTCGCCGGGAAGGTTAGCGGTCGCGGTGGTGGCGACGATCGGCGTGCCGGACACGCCGACCTGGGCAATGGTCACCGCGTTGGTGCCATTGTGCTGGGCGTTGACCAGGGCGGCGCGGCCCGCGTCGGTGACGATGAACTGGATCGACGGCATGCTGGTCTCCGGTCAGGCCGCAGGGGCTTCGAGCTGAAGGCGGGCGAAGGTGGCGGGGCGAACGGCGCCGGCGACGCCAAGCGTCCGCGCGAGGTTGACGCCCTGGGTGTAGGTGAAGTGAGAGCGCACCGGCTTGGTGCGGCGAACCTCGGCGATGACCGCGTCGGCAAAGGCCGCGCTGGCTTCGGTGCCACCCTCTCCCGAGAGGGTGATGGCGAGGTCGAAAGTGTGCGGCGCGCCGCGAGGCTCGGTCTGCCACCATTCACGCAAAGCGACGGCGCCGCCGAAGCTCTCTACGACAGCGCGAACCGATTCAGAAGTGCCCTTGCGGCGCTGGATCTCCATCGCGCGGCGCACGCGCGAGCGCTTGACGGCCTCGGGCCAGTCGCTCGACCAGCTGTCGATGGAAAGTGCCCAGGCGAGATAGGGCAGCAGGGGCAGGGGGCAATTGTCCGGCGAGACCAGGTCGCGCAGCGGCACCGGCATGGCCATCATGCGGGCCATCACCCTTTCCAACGCGCGCTCGAGCGGGGTGGAATTCGGTGGGAGCAGGGCGGCCATTACTCGCCGACGCCCGCATGAGTGATGTTGATCGCGGTGCACCAGCTCGCGCTTTCGCGATCTATGACGATGTCGGCCACCGGCGAGGTGAGGACGACGTTCTGCACGCCCTCACAGTGAAGGGCGCGGAAAATGCCGGACCTGGTTACGTCCAGGCCGAGCCGGTGCTGCTTTTCGCGATAGGCCTCGGCGCCTCGGATCGCCTCCGCGAGCACAATCGATCCATCGGGGCCGGCATAGGTCGTGATCGAGGCGGTGATCGCGTAGGGAACGATCGTAGCCGCCTGGACGGTGACCGCGTCGGTAAGCGGCCGCCGCGTTTCGTCCGAGACGTGCAGATTGACCAGCTCGAGCAGCTCCGCCGAGGGCGTGCCGTCGCCACTGCGGGCCAGTACAGTGACCAGGACTTCGCCGGGTGCCGGGCTGATTGCCGAGGCGTCGAGCACTTCGCCCGAGGTGGAGAGCGCGTGGTAGATGTAGGCGCCTTCCGGCCCGGCCACTGAATAGCCCTCGGGGGCTAGCACCAGGCGCCGACGCAAATCGGTGTCGCTCTCGTAGGTTGGCGGGACGCCGTTTTCCGGGTCGCCCGCATCGATTATCAGGCGCGTGACGCTCATGAGGGCGGCAAGGTTGTCCAGATCCGCGCCGACCGCGTATGCCGGCATCACCGCCTTGGCCGCGTCGTTGACCCGCCCGCGCATCAGGAACTCGCGGTAGGCGCCGACCTGCAGGACCCGCATGGCAGGATCGGATTCGACCAGGGCGTCGAACGCCTCGGGATCTTCCGGGCCGAACAAGGCCTCGAAATCCGCTAGCCATCCGGCGAGAATTTGCTCGTAGCTCAGCTCTTCGATCACGCTCGGCGCCGGCAAGCGCGAGAGATCGACGGCGGTGAAGGTAGCGGAGGTGTCGACCATGCCGCCACTTCTGTGCGGCACGGGCTGGGCCGCTAGCGCGCGGGCTTGTAGAGTGGGATTCTACTAGGGCGTTCTACCGGATGACTGCTTTGGGCATCGTCGCTGGGGCAAGGCACGGCCACCGACGCGGGATCACTCTTCCTTCAAAAACTCGATCGTTTGCTGAAGCGCAGCCATGCCCTGCCGCCAATAATTGGAGCGTCGAACGGATTTGGGAGCGTTGTTACCGAGCTTAATGAGTTGACTACACCAATTAGAAATCCGGATCCGCTGATCGTGAGTAAATATCTTCTCATTCACCTCTGTAAAGGTAAGATAAAGTCGTGCAACGCGGTATGGGTAATAGCCCTCATGAAAATTGTTCATTTGCCGGCTTACGATATCATGAGCTTCGCTAAATGCCTCGTATTGATCGTTCCAGAGCGTCGTTTTTGATCGGCTTTCCAATAAGAATTTCGCATATTGGTTTTCAATCTGGTAAGGATCGTAACCCCCTTTGCTTCCAGCCAATCCAAACGCAGACTTGAAGTGATCCGAGGCTGCCGGGTAATCGCCGAACGACATGCACGCGATGGCATACTGCAGCCAAAATTGTGGATTGCCTGCAACGACCCCTGTCGCCCGAACAGCTTCGTAGAACGAAACCAATTTCGCTTCTTTGCCTTCATCATTGAATATCGACTCAATGAATCCAAATCGCATCATTCCCTTCAAGGGATCGATGAACGCGTCATGTTCCGACCCCAACCGGTCCAGTCGCGCGATCACGCTGGGGAGGATATCGATTATAAGGTGGTCAGGAACGATGTCTTTAAGAACGGCTTGAGCGAAGGTCGATGACCGCGCGGCGACTCTGCCACGTTCAAAATCGATAAATTCCTTGAGGGCTGGATTGGATTGATACTTGCCGTATTTAAATAGATCGGCCTCCACGACGTCGCAAATCTGGTTTAGGTTAAGTCGCGATCCCGCACATGTTAAGCAGAGCGTAGTAACAAGGGATTTTCGTAAATCGCGAGATAGCTGCTCAATCAATTTCAGTTCTTGCTGAACGCGGGCAAATATATCTGATGAACGGCAAACATCAACTAATACTGTCGGCAAGTCTCCGCGCGCTTTCTTTCTGATATATTCCAGACGTTTTGCCTGGCTATGCCCCTGGCGCTCCCCCCACATCCCATTGGCGTGGAGGACGTCATCAAGATCTTCGGCCTCTTGGTCACTTATCTCATCAAGGTCGACTACTTCAAAGGCGTCTCCCAATGAATCATCGACTGACCCAATCCGAGTTTGAAGCACCGCGCTGCGGCTGGTACAGATTATGGATAAAAGTGGGTACCGTTCAATCAAATCTTTGATAGTCGAGGAAAAAGAGAAGCAAGACTCGAATATGATGGCAGTCCTTCGTTGCCCGTCCGATCCGAGGCTGGAAAGGAAATCAATGTCGTATTCGAAGCCTTCAGTGTTACCGTTGAACGACAGTACACGCCATCCCGATGTCAAGAGATAATGACTTATTTCTGCCACGGCGCAGGTTTTCCCACCTCCTAATCGTGAGTGCAGCAGTAATCTCTCCGGGGATGAACCAAGTTTCGCTGCCCTCACATTAACTGCATCCCGCGATATAAAATAATCATGAGTGCCGTTTGCTAGATCTCGCGCGACGTATCGGAAGTCGAGATCCCCTTTCACTAGAAAGTTCACAATGTCGTCGCGAGATGGTCTCGTATCAGCTGCGCTCGTGGAAATCTCTTGGAGATTGACGAGATAGGGAGCTGGCTTGGCGGCGCTTGGATCATCAGTAGCAGGGAAAGCCTCAGCCGCATCTACTACGTCTAGTTTCACGAGACTGCCGTAGCCCTGTGTACGAATTTCCGTGCCTCGACTTGGGGACTTTCCCGCAACGATGAAGGTTTTTTCGGCTAGGGTTGGATTCTCGTACATGAGGCGGGCGATATCCAAATCCGCCATCGAATATCCGAAAAAGAAAATTGCGTCCGCATAGTTTACATCGTTACGGAATGTTTCAAGCCAGCCACTTTCTCTTAAAATATCGGATGCATATTGCTCGTTTGTCAGTACGGTTGCATCATCCCAATTTTCCTTAGAAACATTTGTTACAGAACCGTGAAGATGGACGACCGAAAATCGTCCCGAAAAATCTGCCGGACGATCAAGTGACGTTGCGGTATCTGACGACTGACCCGCAGCATGTCGCGCAAATTCCACGATATTATCATAGTTAGTCGTGTAAACTCGTTGCCACGGCAGCTGCGCCAATTTACTTTGATAAGGTGCCACATGTTTAGTCGTAAATGACTGCACGATTATCTGTCTTAGGTCTGGAATTAAACCTTTCCGGACGTATTCTTGTGATGCGAGATCAAGAGGTAGAAGCTCCGCCTCGCTCAGCTTATCTGAAAGAAATGCAGCAAGCTTTGAGGCAGAAGCCATACCCTCGCCTTCAAGGTTTGTGGCATCAGGCGAGAACCCGGCGCCGAAGAACGCGATTGATCTGCCGAGATGGACGCGACGGGCTGCCTCTTCGAAATCCAACGTTCTCTCCTGTCGATCGGCTTACCCTGCCTATCCTGCAAGCGGTGGATTGTTTCCGCTAGAGGATAATCGACTTCTGGGGGAATCGGGTGTGTGTAATGTTCTGCTTGCACGGTCCGTTCGCCAAAGCCTGCTTGTCCGCTACCGGCCCAATAGCTGAGCCTGCTAGGTCGGTCTCTAATATCAGCAATTGGGCGTTTGCTGCCTGTCTGTTTGAAGGGGCTAGTTTCAGAGCGCGGACGTCGAGACGATGTGCGCGAGCAGCATGTCGAGCATCCTGTCGCGGTCGGCTGCGGTGTCGCCGAGCAGCTGACGTTGCGGGTAGCGCATAGGTTTCGCGCTGGCGGCGGGGCGATCCATGCCGCCATCCTGGTGGACGCTGGCGATCTGCGAGACACGGCCACTGAACCCCACCCACATCTGCCGGTCAGTGGCGCCGGCGCGCAGATTGCGGCCACTGCGCAGCTTTCGGAACATGGCCTGCCGGCGGATGCTGCCCGCCCGCCGGAACTTACCCGCGCCCTTGTTCTGCTCGCCGGGCTCGAGCGGTAGCCAGCGATCGACCTTGTCCCAGAAGAAGCTGCGGATGCCGCCAGCCTCGACGTCGAAGCCGGTAAGCAGATTGCCCTCATGGACCCAGCTTTTCATGAGAACCAGGCGCGGCTCCGGTGCGCCGCGCGGATAGAGGAACTTCACGGCATAGTTGCCGGGGCGGGGCGGCTTCTTCTGGCGGCGGGGCGTGTACGCGGCGCCGTCCGGGCTCTGCTGGCGGCCGATACGCGCGGACTGCGACTTCTGCAGGTCGCGCGCCATGGCGCGCAGGATCCGGCGGCGCTCGCTCGGCCCGATCTGGCGGAGCAGCGCGCCGGCGATGCGCTCGACCTCGGCCAGATCGTCGCTCACTGGCCGGGCGGGGTTTGGGACTCGGCGATGATCTCGCCATTCGCTTTGAGCTGGCGCAGCAGGGAGCATCCGACATCGGGGAATATGTCGGTGTCCCCGGGTTCGGCCAGGTGCTCGGTGGAGAAGCCGCCCTCGGGGTTGATATGGACGATTACGTCCTCGGTCAGGTCGATGTAGATCGACACGTCCGCCGAGTTCTCGTCGATCAGCTCGGCCGCGAAGGTGAAGGGCTCCCCCGGAGCGCGCTGCAGCAGATCCGGCTGCGCCTCGCCGATCCAGGCGAGCACCGGCACGATCAGGTCATCGACCTCGCCGGCATAGTCCTGGACTACCAGGTTGAGACGATAGCCATAGACGAACGCCAGCGCGCCGGGGCGCGACTGAATGCGGCCCTGGTCGATAAACAGGCTAAGGCGATCGGGGTTCGCTTTCAACGCCGGCACATGGGCCAGCAGTACCCGGCGCAGCTCGTCGGGCTTCTTCACGGCGCTACGACCCCGCGCCCCGGACAGGTGCCGGGCGAGATCCAGTTGATCAGCCGCACTTGGCGATCGAACAGATCGCGATAGTCGATCGCGAGGCCCTGCAGGGGCGCGCGCAGCTGCCGGGGCAGGCTGGCGATGGTGTCGGTGGGGAAGGCGCGCGCCGGCAGCGGGCAGGCGAGCAGATCCGCCGGCGGCGTATCCTTGACCGGCACCGCGACTACCTCGGGCGCGACGTGCTGGACCGCGCGGCTAGCGCAGCCCGCCAAGGTCATTGATGCCAGCGAACCAGTTGCCATCAACGCGATCATCATCGCCGACCTGCGCATCGAGTTTCTCCATGTTGGTGGCCGCTCGGCGCCGATCCGCGGCATTGCCCGCCGCCGTGCCGATATCGGTGTTAGTCTTGTCCTGGCGGGCGCTTTCGGCCTCGCTGAGCACCTTCGCGGTGCTCGCCTGGGCGCCCGCCTTGAATGCGACGAGATCCTGAACGGCCTCGCTGCAGCGCTGGCCGCGCTCCTTGGCGACCCGGCGTTTGCCCCTGTCGGTGGCGACCTCGACGGTGGCGGGATCGGTCGAGGTACCCGCGAACGCGCAGACTTGCTTGGCCCACGCCGCCCAGGCGTCGCGATCGGCGGCGACCGTTCGGGCATAGGCATAGGTGCCAGCGGCCAAGCCGGCCAGGGCGAGCAGCATAAGCCATTCGCGCGCGTCGCCGATCCACCGCGCGAGCGAGACGAGCCTCAGCATCAAAGCCCCCTCAGGCAGATCGCGCGTTCGCGCTGGCGGCGCAGCGTGAGCCCGCGCACCTGCTTCCCGCCAGCGCGATCCCAGCGGAGCAGCTCGTCGCAGCCGCGCTTCCACTCCCGGGCCTTCATGAATCGGGCAAGCGTGGACTTGCAAACCGCATCCGTACCGACATTGTAGGCGAAGGAGACCACTGCCCAGCGCTGATAATCCCGACCCGGCTCCCGCAACGTAGGGATGCAGGCCATTACCGGTTCGGCATGTTCGACCAGCTGGCGCTCGAGGCGCCTCGAGCAGCCTTCGGGCGTTTCTACCAGGCCAGGCTTCACATTGGCGGTGTCGCCATCGCAGATCGTCAGGACGCCGACGATGTCCCGATAGGCGGTCAGGTGCTGCGAGCCCGCCTTGTGATCGACCTGGAGCTTGCCGCTCGGCGCGACCCGGGCTTCGACAGTTCGGCCACTTTCATCGCGCGGGATCGAGGTGCCGAGGCCAATGGCCGCGATCACGCCGACGATCGCGATCAGCGACTTGCGGGGCGGGGGAGGCGTCTTCTCGGTCATTTGCCGTCCTTTCGCGAGGGGAGGAATCGGTCAGCAAGGCGAGCCGGGAGGCCCGCGATCACGTCACTGGCGGCCGAGATGAAGCGGGGCGTCGCTTCGAAGGCGACCATGCCGAGGGTGAAGGCGATGGCCTGGATCACGAACGGATCGGGCAGGGCGTGAAACCAGAGAGGCCACAAGGCGCTGATCGCGCGGGTGAAGAACCAGCTCACGATGATGCCGACGGCGAGCTGCACAAAGCGCTCGCCCCAGGTGAGGCCGCGCCGCCAGGCCATGCTGACGGCCGCGCCGATCGCGCCGGGGGCCAGGCCGGTCAGGAGCGTGACGCAGGCCTCGTAGATTGCATGAAGCTTTGCTTCCATCGTCAACTCCAGAGCTGGATGATTTCGCGGGTGGCGACCGCCTGTTTGGCGATCACCGGCACGATGACTTTCGTGCCCAGGGGAAGGATCTCGCCCAGGTCAGCGAGACCGGGATTCGCCTCGAGTACCTTGCCGAGCACGTCGGGACCGAGGCCGCGCTCGCGCCACAGAAGATCGTCGAGGCTGTCGCCCTGGGCGGAGGTGAGCGTGTCCGCCATCAGATCAGCTCGACGGTGGTTCGCCCAACGCCCAGCATGTCGCGGATCGCGTGCAGCGCATCGCGGCGCAAATCCGGGATCGCTGGCTCGATATCCTCGACCTTGCGCTGCCCGGCCCCGGTTAGATCCACATCGCGTTGACGCTCGACCAGGTCGGCCTTGACCGTGGCGGCGATCGCCATGCCGTAGAGGATGACCAGGCGGCTGTTGCCGTTGATTGTCGAGCTGGGCACGGCGGCGAGGTTCGCGGCGGCGAGGTTGGCTTCCTTGAGGGCCTCGAGCTGCGGGTTGGCCCAGAGCATTGCCCGAACGATCGCGTCGGTGAGCTGGTCGCTGGTGACGGCATCGCGGATCCGCACCGACTTTCGCAGATCGTCGGGTGCAATGTCCGGAAACCAGCCATCGTTGACGACGGCGGCCGAGGATGCAGGTTCGGGCGGGGGGACCAGCGACGGGCCGCAGGCGAAGCCGCTCATACGAGGTTGCCCGCGATGATCGTCATGCCGGCGATGAATGCGGCCAGGCCGCCGGTGAGGCCCGCAACGCCAGCGATGTGGATCAATCGGTTCTCGCCGGCCCAGACCAGCACCATGGCGCTCACGATCGTTGCACCGATACCGGCAACTACCAGCACGGCGGCGGCGAGCAGGGCGAGGGCGACGGGCAGCGACATGGTGTGGTCCTGAGAAAATCGGGGGTGGGGATCGGGATCGCGATGGCCCTCAGCCCGAAGGCCCTCCCATCGCGCGCGATCCGCCCCCGAGCGCCGGGGGGCGAGCTGGTCAGCCGGCCTGGGCCGGGATTTCGTTGGTGGGCAGGAGCTTGGTCAGCTTCTTGATGCGATCGGCGACGCCGACGCGCTGATCGAGCGTGCGGGCGCGGGCGAAGGTTTCCAGGGCGAGACGCGCGAGAGGGGCGTTCACCAGCGCATCGCCGGTCGCGTCCAGGGCGCCTCGCATCTGCTCGACGCCGATCGCCTTCTTGAGCTTGGCGCGGATCTGATCGTGCATGTCGATGTCTGCGGTGAGCATGTCGACGCGCGCGAGGATATCGAAGTCGAACACCTCGTTCGCCAGCTGCACCTTGAGCGCGGCGGTGGCGATTTCCTCGACGATCAGCGCCGGGGCGCTGCGCTCGTAACGCGCCGGCAGGGGAACGTTGTGCTCGAGCACATGCTCGACCAGCGGCATGGCGCCGGCGATGTCGCCGGTGTCGATGCGCCAGATCATGACGGTCGGCAGCACGTCCTCTTCGACGGCGACGCCCGCCGCGACCAGGCCGTCCACGAAGTCGGCATAGTTCGGGAGCATCTCGCGCTTGGCGGCGATCTTCAGCTCGATCGACTGGATATCGCGCAGGCGGCGCAGATCGGTCTGCAGGCGCAGGTTGATTTGGGCGGTAGCCCGCTCGGCATCGGTGCCGCGATTGATGGGCTCGGGAAGCCGCGCTGACACGCCACCGTTGTTGGCCGAGCCAGCAAGCTGGTCCGCATCAAGGCCGGAACCGGGGAGAAGGGGAGCTGCCCACACTTCGGCGATCTTGGCAGCGAGGACACGCTCTCGGTGCGCGCGAGCGGGGCTGATCGTGCCATCCGTGGGGAAGGCAGACAGGGGTTCGGTGGAGATGATCACCTGCCCGCCCTCATTCTCAGGGGCGATCCGGGAGGTGCCTGCGGACGCGGCCGAGAGGGCAAAGCGTGCCAGATGGCGTTGAGCGGGGCTCATTGATCGTTCCTTATCGAGTGGGGGCGGGCAGGGCTGGGCGGAGGCGTTGTTACGCCTTCGCACCAAGCTGGATGTTCTCGATCAGGCAGGCCTTGTCGTAGTCCTCGACCATGAAAGCGTCGTTGATGCTCTCATAGTTGGCGACCTGATCGAGATCGGCTTCCTCGCGGATCAGGCGGCGGGCGCTGCCGATCTGCCAGTAGTAGGAGAGGTTCTTCAGGCTGGTGATCATCAGCGCGTTGGGCGGGAAGAAAGGCACCTGCATGGTGGGCAGGCCGCCGAGCTGGCGGCTCGACATGATGATGTCGCGCGCCACCTGCTCGGTCGCCGTGCTGCCGGCTTCCTCGACGATCTTGAAGTACTTCTCATGCACCAGGTCGCTGCCGACGATCACGACCAGGTCGGTCGCGGTGCGGTGACGCTCGTGCAGCAGGTTCTGCTTGGCATCGAAGACCAGGCCGTCGAGCGTCTTGTAGTCGGCGTTGCCGGTCTCCGAGACGTAGACTTTCAGATTGTCCAGGCCGCCGTGCGCCATGACGCGCGCCGGCGCATAGGTGCGCATCTTGTAGAGCCAGCCATGGTTGACGTCCTGCAGAAGCGGGTACGCCGCGCGATCGGTCTGCACGGCCGCGTTCACGCCGTTGAAGCCGATCATGATGATGTCCGCGCCGCGCTGGGTGACGACGGCGTCGCGGCACAGCGTCTGGAATTCCGGACGATGCGCCCAGGCATCGAGCAGGGCGTATGGCCAGGCGTAATCATAGTCGGTCTTGCGGCAGAAATACTGGTCGATACCGCCGCTTCCGGTGGGGTTGCCGGGCGTGCGGCGGTTGCCGCCGGCGGTGTTGGTGCGGCCTGCCATCGTGCGGGTCGCGCCGATGCCGACGCGGGCACCCTGCTGCTCGGGGACGGGGATGACGTTGATCCGGCTCATGAAGTCGCTGGTCAGCGCCAGGCGCGCCTGCAGCTTCTGCTCGATCACCGGATTGACGTTGAAGTTCTTCAGCTCGCCGGGAACGGCGGTGAAGTTCGCGTCGAGACCGTTGAGGCGCGCGACCTGGCCGACATAGGCGTTGAAGAGGATGCGGGTGGAGGACTGAAGCATGGCAGGCTCCCGGAGGGGTGGGGTCTAGGGTTCGGCGAGCGTGAGGGTCAGCAGTCGGTGACGTGCTGGGTGCCGCCGCCGGTCGCGAGCGGGCGGCTGTAGTTGGTCCCGCCCTCGGGCGTTTCCTCGAGCTTGCCCTTGAGCGCGGCGAAATCCGCCTGCAGCGCAGATAGACCGTCGTTTGCGGGCTTCACGGCGGCGGCAATGATCGGGGCGATCGTCTGGCCGAGCTGGACGGTGAAAGCTGCGGCATCGAACGCATTGTCGTTTGCCGGCTTCGGTTCTTCCTGCTTCGGCTTGTCCGGTTCCTTGCTGGAGAACATGGCGGCGAGCTTCGCGAAGCCGTTGGTGAGCGCCTCTGCGACACCGGAGCCGTCCCCCGGCTTTGCCGCGAACTTGAGCTCGACGCCTTCAGCGGCGGTGGAGAAGACGGTGCCCGGCGCGCGCCGCGAGAATTTGAGCTTCTCGGTGCCGATGCTGGCCGGGTTGTCCGTGAAGGCCAGGCCGACCAGGCCGACCTTGCCGGTGCCGGCATAGTCACCGGTCAGCTCGACCGAGGGGAACGGCTTCTGGCCATTCTCGGCCACCTTCACGAGCTGATCGTGCGCATCCACCTGTAGGTAAAGTGCGCGGCGCGGGGTGGCGGTGCCGTCGATCGTGAGCGTGTCGGTCTGCGCCTTGGTGGCGATCACGTCGCCATAGCGGTTGAACGGCGGTTCGGGGCTGAACCCGGCAATATGCTCGATGTTGATGCCCGGCGTGTAGGTCTCGGCATTGAAGGTTTCGACGGCCTGGTCGATCATCTCAGCCGTGACGGTGCGGCCATCGCTGATCGTCTGGCCCTCGACGAAAGCGCGGAAGAACTGGCTCTTGGTGCCCATGGCGGTGCGGTCCCTCGGATCGGTTCGGTGCTCGCGGCCAGGGCCGCGCTTTAGGCGCCGAGAAGGGGACGAAGGGCCGCCGGTTCTCAAGCAGACGGCCTAGTAGAACCCCATTCTA